GGGCAAGTACATGTTTGGGCACTTTGAGCTGCCTGGGTACTACATGAATGCCATGGTACAGATGCCGGATCACGGTGAGATTGCTCGAGGCGACTTTGCGGGGTTTGAGCATGTGTTTACCGGCCACTTTCATAAGCGACAAACAGCAAATAACATCACCTACATTGGTAACTGTTTCCCGCACAACTATGCTGACAATAACGACGACGAACGCGGCATGATGATCATGGAGTGGGGCAAAGCACCCGAGTATCATGCATGGCCCGATCAACCACGCTATCGTGTGTATCAGCTCAGTGACGTATTACAAAATACCGATGCCATGTTGCATCCGGGCATGCATATACGTGTTAACCTTGATGTAGACATCAGCTACGAAGAAGCTACATTCATCAAAGAAACTTTTGTAAATACTTACAAACTTAGAGAAATTACTCTAATCCCGCAAAAAATTGTCGGCGATGATATTGCATTTGATACACAAGGTAATATCATGTTTGAAAGTGTTGATTCTATTGTGGTAAATCAATTGACCAATATTGATAGTCGGCAGTACAATCCTAATCTGTTATTGGATATCTATAGAAATCTATGAAATAAGATTTGCTAAACCGTAGAGTCTAGATCTATCTATACTATGAGCGACCTGTATGATCTTTGTGGGACGCAACTTTAAAGAACGACATATATCATAATGCTGACTTTCGTATGTGTCCCACAAGTAATCAATTGGTATTGTGTTAATTGCAATTAATCCGTTACGCACCAACATTTCTGGCAACATACCAAATTTGTTCATGATACACACATTGTCGGTACTATCAAACTGTTTGGACCATCTGAGTCCAACCCTATTCCAAGACATACCAAGACCTTTACTGAGACTCATTGCCACACTTGAGATTGCAGGATGACTAAAATCTATGTGTATATCTGTAGCGGACCCTAGCCAAGCTGCATCTATATGCACGGGTATTTGTTTTTGTTCACATTCTTGTAGTATATCTGCCCATTGTGGATGTAGGTTTAAGTAACCAGGAAAAGGTGCTGCAATTAGTACCGGTTTATTGGGATCAAGTTTCCCGACCTGAGCATAAGTTATATTTGGTAGTAGGCGTTGATAGTATCTATAATCGTGCTCAAATATTTGTAGACCGTCAAGCCCATGTTTGATAATCAAGCTATCAATGAAATGTTGACAGCCCATGACAATATCAATTTGGCCAAACTGATCTAATCCAATCAATCTATTTCTTTTTGAGCTAGTAAAGAATTGCTGTGCTTGAGCGATGAAACGAGAGTACGGATCCGCTAAACTATCAGTTACTGTGCCATTTAAAATATCTAGTTTCAGAGCTTCTAGAGTTTTATCAACTAACGGAGGCAAATTGTCTGTAATTAGTAAATCTTTAGAGTACATAGGTGTGAATAACTATCCCTTGTTTTGATGTATATCCGGAAAAGTCCGAGCTAACATGATACAGTCTGCTATCCCACCATAATAAATCACCAACATTCCAACTTAATTCTTGTTTTACAGTGTATTGATTTGGTGGATTGACCGGTTCAGTCTCGTTAAATATTATTGTTGATGCCAAATGACATAATTCAATTTTGTTATCAACCGAACACGGAATTATAAAGCTAAGGAAATGTTTTCCAGCTGGGTCAGGAAGTTCTTTAAGATCATTGTGTATTCCAAAAGGCACCGTGGTATTCAAGTACATAGCAAAAATTAACTTTATTCTAGGATCTATTTGTTCCACTATTGGATTAAAAAGTTGTTTTTTAAGCCAAGGATATGCTATATGATTTTTATCAATGCCGTAGCAATCATTTTCCATGCCGTTGGTAGTGCTAACCTTTTTAAAAGTTTTAACCAAAGTTTCTAATAAGGCTGGGGTAAAAAAGTTTTTGACTCTGCCACAGGAGAGCATGTAATTGTTGGTGCTCATGTTCAATATTTATTTTGAATCAATGAGCAAATATATATTTGATTTTTGTTTGTAAAGCATGTTATTATATTAATCTATGTTTAAAATAAAAACTCTATCTGTAAAGAATTTTATGAGCGTGGGTAATGCTACCCAGGCTGTTTCTTTTGACCGTAAGGATCTAACCTTGGTTCTAGGACAAAACTTGGACCTAGGTGGCGACGATACAGGAGCACGTAATGGTACAGGCAAAACTACGATTATTAATGCTTTATCGTATGCACTATATGGTGCAGCTCTTACGAATATTAAAAAAGACAATCTTATCAATAAAACAAATGGTAAGAACATGTTGGTCACGATTGAATTTGAAAGCAATGGAACAGACTACAAAATTGAACGTGGACGTCGTCCGAATACAATGGCATTTTACATTGGAGATCAAGAACAACAGATTACAGATGAAAGTCAGGGAGACAGTAGAGAGACGCAGGCCGCAATAGAGCGCATGCTTGGCATGAGTCACGATATGTTCAAGCATATTGTTGCTCTTAACACTTACACCGAACCGTTCCTAGCACTTCGAGCTAACGATCAGCGCACTATCATCGAACAGTTACTCGGCATTACTGTATTGAGTGAAAAGGCAGATTTGCTCAAAGAACAATTAAAAGCAACTAAAGATGCCGTTACTGCCGAAGAATATCGTATCAAAGCAGTAACAGATGCCAATGCTCGTGTGCAAGAACAAATTGAAGCAACACGACGTAGACAAACACTTTGGCTTACCAAACACACAGAAGATGTTAACAAACTTGAAACTGCATTGTCTGCACTAAGTGAAATTGATATTGCTGCCGAGCTTGCTGCACATGATGCATTACAAACACAGACTGAGTTAGCTAAAGCTGCCGCTGAACTCAACAAATGGAAAATTGCCTGCGAGCAAGAACAAGTTCGAATACTTAAAGTTCTTGACAAGCTAAAATTAGAAATTGAAAAACTAGAAAAACACGAGTGTTATGCCTGCGGGCAAACTATGCATGACGAAAAACACGAACAGGTGCTTAACGAAAAAAGAACTACATTAAAAGAAACAAGTTTACAGTATATCACTAATATATCACAGCTAGAAGAACACGTTGATAAAATAGCCGAACTAGGTGAAGCTGGTCCTATTCCGCAGGTGTTTTACGACGATAAAGAAGATGCAATCAATCACCGCAACAGTATTAACAATTTGCAAGAACAGTTGGTTGCTAAACGAGCAGAAATAGATCCATATGCTGAACAGATTACAGAAATGGAAACGCAAGCATTGGAAGAGGTCAACTATGATTCAATTAATGAGTTGGTCAATGTCAAGGAACATCAAGACTTCTTGCTCAAACTGTTAACCAACAAAGATAGTTTTATCCGTAAACGCATTATTGATCAGAATCTAAGTTACTTGAATGCTAGACTAGGACAATATCTAGACAAGATTGGCTTGCCGCATACTGTAAAATTTCAAAACGACTTAACAGTCAGCATCGAAGAACTAGGGCGTGAGCTAGACTTTGATAACTTGAGCAGGGGCGAGCGTAACAGATTGATATTAAGTCTAAGTTGGGCATTCCGCGATGTATGGGAAAGTCAAAATCAACAAATCAACTTGTTGTTTATAGATGAAGTTATTGATACAGGTATGGATAGTTCAGGTGTAGAAAACAGTTTAGCTATCTTAAAGAAAATGGCACGAGAAGGTAATCGCAGTGTTTGGCTAGTATCACACAAAGATGAGCTGGCTGGGCGTGTAAACAATGTACTCAGCGTAGTTAAAGAAAATGGTTTTACTAGTTATAATACAGACGTAGATATCGTATGACCTTAGCCACTTGGCACTTCCACATTGAGATTAGTAGTAAATGTACTTTAGCATGCCCTAGGTGTGCTAGACAGGAAGTACCTGAAGGGCTTGTTAATACTGAATTAGATTTAACATTTTTTCAACGCAACTTTACTCCAGAGTTTATTAAACAAAATGTTGAAAAGATTACATTCTGCGGAGACGACGGCGATCCTATATATGCACACGATTTAATTCCTGTGATACGATATATTAAAAGCGTTAAGCCAGTTGAAATAGTTGTTATTACCAATGGCAGTTATAAAAAAGCAGAATGGTGGCAGGATCTAGGCGATGCACTAACAGGCATAGATAGTGTACACTTTAGTATTGATGGCATTAATAATGCGATGAACAATCAATATCGTGTTAACAGTGATTATGAGAGCATTATAGAAGGAATGGAAACGCTTAGGGCAAGTAGTAATGTTCAGATTGTTTGGGCCACTATTGCCTTCCAGTTTAATCAAGACTATCTATTGGATATACAAAAATTTGCACAAAGCATGGGAGTTGATAGGTTTCAACTTACTCGCAGTACAAAGTTTGGTAAAGTATATCCAGTATATGGCAGCAATGACCTCTTACAACCAAAAGCCGAGTTAATTAGTAGTACTGAAAGATTTGAACGAGTAACTACAGACTTTACTGATCGGAGTAATCCTGTTAGTAAAACTAATTTAGATCTATACAATACTGTTAAAGATAACAAATTAATAAAACCACTATGCTCTGTGGGAAACAAGGGATTGTACATATCTGCACAAGGATTACTATATCCTTGCTGTTGGGTAGCTAATAGATATACGCATAACAACGAATGGCAAGAAATTGCCCAACGTTTTAACTTAAATCAGTGGAGTTTAACGGATTGTTTAGCTGATCCATTTTGGAATACAGAATTCGTCAGTTATAAATGGCGCGAATGCCAAACCAAATGTGCAGCCAATGTAGTTGATAAGAATTACGCAACTGAGTGGTAACGGCATAATTATAGCTATATGACATGGCTATTTGAATCCACTTTAGTGGAGTCACTTCCTGAAGATTGCGTAGGATTTGTGTATTTGATAACAAATACTGTATCTGGGCGTAAATATATAGGCAAAAAATTAGCCAAGTTTTCAAAAACTACAGTACAAACAGTAAAACTTAAAAACGGCAACAAAAAGAAAAAAAAGATTAGAAGCAAGATTGACAGCGACTGGCTTACCTATTATGGCTCAAACGACGAACTAAAACGAGATATAGAAACACTAGGCCCCGAACAGTTTACCAGAGAAATACTTTTTTATTGTAAATCAAAAGCAGAATGTAGTTATATAGAAGCAAGAGAACAATTCCGACACCAAGTCTTAGAATCAGACGCGTACTACAACGGACAGATCAGCGTCCGTGTCCATGGCTCCCACATTAAAGGAAAAATACAGTAGTGAATAAATGCAATTTCAAATTGACTGTCTATGTAGGCGATGCCACTGATTTAGTGACTAGTTCCGCTCTGGCATTTGATTCAGATGCATTTTTATTAGAGTATGATAACAGCGAGCAGTTTTTAACCAGTTCGCTGTCCAAAGACACTACCGTATATACTAGTCTGCATGATGTATCAGCGCAACTATTAATAGATATTTGCTTGCATGCAGATTGTGTAGTATATTGCCCACCAGTTTCTTGGTTAGATCAAAAACAGCTAGAAGAGTTCAATCCAACCGTTTGCGATCATGGTTACACTGAATATTTGTTAATGTTACTTTCGTGGCATGTTAATGTTGTTGGATTAAACGTACCAAATATACAAAATCCAAATGAACTAGTAGATTCTAGGAAGTCCACTAATAAACAATTATGGATCGCTGGCTGTAGCATTAGTCATGGAATGGGGGTTGAGGAGTCTCAACGATATGGCGCATTAGTTGCCAAGGAATTGGACTTGCCTTGTAGTTTCTTAACTAGACCGGGTGCGTCAATTGAATGGGCCTGTGACCAAATTTGCCGATCTGATGTCCAGGAAAACGATATAGTAGTACTTGGCGTTACCAGTGTTGAACGTTTTTCTTATATCTACAATAAAAAACTGTTACCTGGTGTAACATTAAGATCATATGACTTTTTTAATTTAGAAATTAAACGTGTTATTCCAGAATATCACTTAGTGACAGAAAATACTTTTTATCAACATATCAATGCAATTGAACGAGTCATTAACTTTTGCCAAAAGGTCAAGGCAAATCTTGTACTATTTGGTGTGTTGTCTAACACCAGCGCCGGTTTACTTCGGTACCTAAACAATAAACACAACTTTTTTCCTTTCCCATATAAATTTAATTTTCATAAAGAACCAAAATTCATCTATTCCGATTACGGCTCAGACCACGAACACCCTGGCACACGTCAACATCAACTCTACGCAGACTATTTGTCCAACAAAATCAAAAACCTAAACTACCATTAAACAAGTTAGGCAGTTAAGCTAGCACAGGCTAATATCGTGTGCCCTATACCTGGTAGCAATACGCAGGGATGGAAGACTCGCCGCTGCAACGAGCACTCAATCACTACCCGCAAGGATGACGATCGCAAACGCCGCGATTTGATTGTTTGAAGATGACGCCAAGGCAGAAAAGACGTAGCAGCGATGCTACACGTAGGTTATGCAAGCTAGTATTTGTGTAAACTACCGCCGTTGTATAAAGACGGAGCTCGAGGTACAGGACAACCGCCTCTGTAATGCTCTAATACTAGTGACTGTGCTACTCGGATGATGTACACTCTTATTTTTGCCCGCCCTGGGCAAAGAGTGACCAATTAATCTGGATGATATACCTTAAATGCTTTTAAGAAAAATGCATGAGCGCGAGCGAAATGCAGATGTCGTTAGACATCTTAGAAGAATGGCATTCCTGACTTCTTGGAAGTTTCTAAATTATCTTTAACAATCTTACTAATAATTTCTCTATCCGATTCACTCAAGAGCATAGCTTCATCATAGCTTAGGCTACCTCTCATGTACCAGGCTAATCTAAGTGCTTCTTCTTTTAAGGCTTTTGACTGAGTTTCTAATCGATTAACATACGCAAGTATGTCCTCATTGGACATAGTCAAAAGCCTTACACGAAAAAATTTGATTGATCAAATGTTAGTTCTTGTGCATAGGGTTTTTCGCATGCCGCACATTGTGAGTTAATAGGTTTAATTTTTACTTCGTTAGTAAATTGATCTACCTGATCTTTTATTTCTGCGAATACTTTTCTATCACAATTCATAATGAATTCTTTAATATGCTTTTTATCAGTTACAGTAGTACCATCACTGGTAATTGATTGTATATTATTAATAATGTTGTTGACGTTCATGTCAGTTAATTTTGGAAAAATAGTATTAAACTGCTCAACTTTTTGTTCGTCGGATAATTCGCTATCGTTAATAGCCATGATTAATTTTTGTTGCTCGTAACCAACTAAGTTAGCATCGTTATAGTTTTTAAAAGTTTGCGGTTTAAACTCAAATTCTAAGCGATCAATTTTGATCGTATCATATGTTGGCGATTTGATACTATCTAGTAGTTCTATTAGTTCCACAGTGTGTCTGTTTTCTTCCCCACAATGTGGGCAAACTGAGTTAATGTCCATATTTGCACCATAACTAGCAATCCTAATGGAAATAAAGATAGCGTCAAGATCAGTTGACGGGGTGTCCCACGCATTAGTAATGCATGGGCAGCAGCTTTGGATCACGTCAACAATACCTTGTCCATTCATTAGGGCATCGGGGGTCTTAATAGTAATTTCATCCTTGATAGTCATTGGGTAAATTGGAACTTCTCCGGACTCAGGCAAATCAATTGATGCTGGATTCCAGAATCTACCTCCAGCTGGTAAGCGTAGATAGATTGCAGGTTGTCTAAAGTGCTTCTGAAGAGGGTTATTGGAATTCACTGCCATTTTTGATCCTATAAATAGTAATTGATAGTATTATTTATTTGGAAGAAATTCATGGCAATTAATGTTAATGTTCCTGGCGTTGGTAATATTTCTGTAGATGGTGCAGCGTCTGAGCGGACTTTGCAAGAACTAGTTTCTGCAATAAACGGCAGCAATCGTAGGCAAGAGCGTAGTTCGGCACAAACCGCAGCAGATCTTAAAAATATAGGGCAGTCTGCAAGTTCTGCCAGCTCATCAATGCAAGAAACTGCCAGTTCATCACGGCAAGCTAAATCTGCCATGGCCGAAATGGCCAGCAGCATGAGTGATTCAATAATCAAAGCCACTGGCCAATATCAAGTCAACACCGACACAGTTGGTCAATTTGCTCAAAATCTATTGTCAACATCAACTCAGATAAGCAGGGAGTGGACAAGAGCATTTACAAATCTAGCCACTGGCGGGCTGGACCCATTTGCTGCTGCAGCTAATACTTTTAGAGCAGGCATCGACGGCGCAAGTGCAGTTGTTGGCGGAATGTCAAAAGTGCTTGGCCCAACCGGCGGCGCCTTGGCAAGAACATTTACTGCACTAGGAGCATCAGTTGGCAAAGCCGGCATTGATATTCTAAAAGAACAACTAGTAGGTTCTGTTCGCGCAATGGAACGATATAACAAGATGGGTGCAATCTTCTCAGAAGGGCTAGGGGATATGCGTGTTAGCACCGGTAAAACTGGATTATCATTTGATCAATTCTCACGTGTGGTTGAATCTAATAGAGATATTATTAAATCTTTTGGTGGCACCTTAAGTGACGGGATAACCAGACTGGCTGATGTATCGTCGGCAATGGGAAAGACTACTGACAGCAGTGGAAAAACTGTAAGAAACGCACTCTTAAATTTAGGATACAGTGTTGAAGATCAAACTGCATTAGCAGCAAGTTACTTGGCGCAACAGAGATCAATAATAGGAATTGAAAAAACACGAGCAATGTCTAGTAAAGAAGTTGCCATAAGCACAGCTCAATATGCCACGGATTTAAAGGTACTTCAAGAACTAACAGGTAAAGATGCCAAAGCAATTGCAGACAAAGCAGCCAAGGATACCATGCGAGCATCCTTGATGGCCAAACTAGATGTAGATCAAAGAAAGTCGCTTACACAGGCATTCCAAGGATTGGCGTCACTACCCCCGGATGCACAACAAAACATGCAACAGGCGTTGACTAGATATCTAACCACTGGTACATTTGATCCAGCAGTGGCAATGAGCGAGGAAATGCGCGAATATATAACAAAAATTGGTGATGGTGTCAAGTCTGGGTCAACTGACATGCAAGACACCACAACAAAGGCCACTGAGGAGCTAAAAAAACAACTTGAAGCCCAAGCAAGAACCGGAACAGGGTTAGCATCAACAGCAGATACTATTGTAACTGCAGGCGGGCAACTATCAGGCGCTGTTCAAACATATACTACTATGGTTAACGGGATTTTGTCAGCAACAACAATTGAAGCCGGTGCTACTGAAAAATCCCGAGACACAGCAAATAAACTTAGGGATACAACAGATGTTTTAACAACCAATGTATCTAAGATAACTGAACAATCAGCCCGTATAACAAATTCATTTAACAATATTGCTACTGAAGCGTTACCAAAAGTGGCACCGGCCGTTACTGGATTGGTAACTGGGGTAGCCAACGCATCAGCTAAATTAGAGCAAGCTGTAATCACTGGTAAAGGGCTAGGGGATATGCTAAGTTCGCTTAGAAACGGAATACTTAGTGTCTGGGGAGAAACAGCTAAAGAAATTAAGCGATCATTGGATGAATATTTTGGTGTAAGACGACAGGCCGGTGGACCAGCCGGTGGTCCTAGTAGAGATACTGGTACGTTAGGAATGACTGGTAAACTATTTGAA